TTAGTATTTTTACTAAAAGATATTAGTGTTTTCTAATTTTTATTCGTAACTTTGCAACAAAGTTAATAATAATATTTGAAATATGAAAGAAAATATGCAAAAAAGTGATGAAAAAAATTCATTGCGCGAATGGTACAACGAGATTCCTCGTAACAAGCGCAACAAGTTCATTTTGGCTCTGCAGCTGAAATTCGGCATGTCGGCATCAGGCATCTACGACAAGATCAAGAAGAACAACTGGTTGCCATACCAGCGTGAAATGGTAGATGAGGTTATCAACGAGGGTAAATGGGAGAAGTAAATGGGAAAGATGACTATCAAGTGCAACAGCGAACAGCTGAAGGACATCCAGAAGGACTTCGAGGACGCTAGCGTTCCGGTCGATATGTCGTACGGACCTTTCCATAAAGGCAAATCTGAGGTTAATCTTTTCTACGATGACGCTGAAGACGGAATTGTAGAAGGAATTGTTAAATATAGAATGAGAAACAATGAAAAGAAAGGTTAAAACTATGTCTATAGAGGATGCCATCAAGGAAAAATTCCCTGATGCTACTATATATGAAGTTAGAAACGACCGTTTTGGCAAATGTATATTAGGTGTAGTTCCCACCAAAGATGGGAAAGATCATATTGTCGAATGGGATAAAAGCGGGACTGCTTCCGAATGTGAGGTAGGCGGTAGAGACTTCCGGGAAATCAGATGGAACGAAGAGGAGCAGCGACCAGAATACATCCACACCAAGCTACTTCTCCACGACGATAGATTTAACGTACAAGTAGATGCCTCCAAGTAAATGTCTAAGCTGCCCAATAGGGGTGAACTGTATCAACGGAAGATACTGCCCCCTATTTCGCAGATATATAGAGCATAGCTCTGAACCACTCGGATGTACACCTGAAAAAATAAACGAATATGAAAGCAATAATGACACTGGAATCAGGGTATAAGGCTATCATAGATTTCCTTACCCCCCCCACTACGTAAAAGATTCGAGACACAAGCGGAATTCGAAAGCCGCATTCTCTCAGAAATCAACCGATCTCAGCCAAATGCTGTCAACAAAGCCGTAAAGCTACATATCCTAAGGCATTAAGGCTATCGGCAGCAAGTATTTTGTTTTGAGCCTGCAAACATTTATCTTTGCAGGCAGTTTTTAAAGGAAAAGAAATATGATCAAAGCAGAACAGATTTACCAGGCAACCGATGACGGACTGGACATAATCATCGCATTATACCCGGACGCTAAAGAATGCGTGCAGAAATACTGCACAGGAACGCCCAAGAAGCACTTTGCCATCCGAAAGGAGAATACCCCATCGTGTTCCCTGAAGAAGTACAAGGAATGCTGGAGAGTAACAGACTTTGGAGGCGAAGGAAATGCAGAATCTCCTATCGATCTCTATATGAAGGAGAAGAATATCGACCGTTTCCCTGATGCCATCCTTCGCCTGGCAGCAGAGTATAACGTTACCGATGAGCTCAAGAAGGATGTAAACAAGCCTACTTTTGCAGAACGTGATGCCACCATCGATGAGAAAGATGGTACCCGCATCTTTGAACTCAATGATAAATTCACGGAAGATGAACTGAAGGTTCTTGGTCCAAACGTGAAGCAGGAACATGTGGATGCCCTCAACTGGCATTCAGCCAAATGGATTGGATATGTCAAAGACCGCAAGGTCAAGATCAAATACAGCAATGAGCACTACCCTATCTTCATGCGTGAGTGCCTGGTTTCTCCAGCTGAAGGAGAGAAACCGGAAGTAAAATTCTACAAGATATACGAACCACTCAACTTCAGCAAACAGTGGAGATTCTCATATACTCCTGATGGTGTCAAGCCTAAGAAGTACATCAATGGTCTGGCTGAGCTCAAGAAAGCATACCATGAGTTCAACGCCAAGGAGATGGCTGAATTCAACAAGACCAACGTCGATGAATCGAAGGTCTATAAAGAGCAGAAACTTCCTGAAGCATTCATCTGCAGCGGAGAACGAGACAGCCTCTGCTGCAAGTCTCTCGGTTACCACCCTCTATGGTTCAACTCTGAGACCTACAAGCTCAGCGAGGAGGAATACAGAGAAATCATGAAGTATGTGGAAGTGCTCTATAATATACCGGACATCGACGAGACCGGCATCTCCAAGGGAACGGAACTTGCCCTGCGCTACATTGACATACATACCATCTGGCTGCCACAATGGCTCAGGACCTACCACGACAACCGAGGAAAAGGCCGCAAGGATCTCCGTGACTGGATGGAGCTGCGCAATACCCGCAAGGACTTCCGCAATCTGATGACGCTGGCCATGCCTGCCCGTTTCTGGGTGAGCAAACTCAACAAGAAATCCAACACCTGGGACCACTACATTGATACAGCGTGCCTCTACAATTTCCTTCGCCTTAACGGTTTCTACACGCTCCATGACGAGAACTCCACCATCACGAAGTATGTAAGAATCACCGGTAACATCGTGAAGCTCATCACCACAAGAGATATCCGTGAGTTCTGCCGCCAATGGGTCATCGATAGAGCTGAAAAGCGAGATATTCTCAACCTGGTATTGAATACCCCGAAGCTCTCCAGCGCTGCGCTCGATTCACTCCAGGAAATAACGCTTGATTTCACCAACTACACCAATCATTCACAGCTGTTCTTCTTCCCTCGTGTCAGCATAGAGGTAACTAAGGATGGCCTGATTGAGTATCAGCGTGAAGGAAGCTCACTCAAGAACTACGTATGGCAGGAGAACGTCATCGACCACAACTTCAAGAAACTCGATGATATGTTCACCATCACGCGCACCATCGATGAGGATGGCAGACCGAAGTTTGATATCGAAGTCAAGAACGTGAGTTCTCACTTCTTTGGCTATCTGATCAACGCCTCACGCACCTACTGGCGCAAGGAACTCGAATACAACTTCGAGGAGAGAAGCGTTGATGAGAAAGAAGCATATCATAAGGCTCACCTATTCGATATCGCAGGTGAAGGCCTGACCGATGTCGAGATTGCCGAACAGAAACAGAACCTCATCAACAAGATATTCACATTCGGATATATGCTTCATCATTACAAGTCTCCCTCACGAGCATGGGCACCTATGGCCATGGACAACAAAATCGGTGAAGACAACGAATGCAACGGACGTTCGGGTAAGAGTTTCTTCTTCAAGACTCTCTCCTTGCTGATGAAGACCGTTAAGCTGTCCGGTAGAAACCCGAAGCTGATGGACAACCCTCATGTCTTCGACCAGGTAACCCAGCACACCCAGATGCTGCTGCTCGATGACTGTGACCGGTATCTCAATACAGGACTCTTCTATGATAATATTACTTCAGATATGACTGTAAACCCAAAGAACAACCAGAGCTTCACTATACCTTTCGAGGATAGCCCGAAAATTGCCTTCACTACTAATTATGTGCCGGCAGATTTCGATCCGTCTTCAGAGGCGAGATTGCTGTATATGGTGTTCTCAGACTATTATCATCAGCGCACGGAGGATAATGACTACCAGGAGACCAGAAGCATCAGAGATGACTTCGACAAGGATCTGTTTTCCAAGACCTATTCTGAGGCCGAATGGAACGCAGACATCAACTTCTTCCTGCAATGCTGCCGCTTCTACATATCTCTCGTGGGAGAACCCGTAAAGATCCTGCCACCTATGGAGAATATCGTAAAGCGCAAGTTCAAGGCTGATATGGGTGTTAATTTCGAGGATTGGGCCAGTTCTTATTTCTCTGAGGAGAGTGGAAGACTCGACGAGTTTGTCGTAAGAGAAAAGGCATTTACAGACTTCAAACAGTTCTCCGGCCTTAACAAAGCAACGACACAGAGCTTTACCAAGAAGCTGAAGGCATTTGTGGAGCTATGCCCATACATTGAAGCCCTGAACCCGGATGACCTCTGTAACAGCCAGCATCGCATTATCAGAAGAGATCCAGCGCATCCTGATGGAAGCCCGGTTGAGATGATTTATCTCAGAAGCAAGAAGAGTGATTCTCCAAAAGAAGAAACTCAAGCAAAAAAGGGTGATTATCAATCGACAATCGACTGGAGTAAGATAGATACTAATAGTAACGAAGCTTTCTAACCCCTACATATATAATAGGGTATATAGCCCCAAGTTATAGTGCAAAGGTACAAAAAATATCTGAATTATGCAAATATTTTCGGCAAAATTTTCAAGCGAAATTCGCTGATTTTTATATTTCTTTTCTCATGTTACGAGGGAGTGATGAGCATCTGTTCATCGCTCCCTTTTTCGTCTTCACCAGGTATGGCCAGCCCTGCTCGACAGGCTCATTTTAGCCCTTTTCCCCCGCCTACCGCTGTTTTCCCCACTCCCCTTTCTTATTTATTATACAAATCTTTTGTAACTCTGTAACAGAATATTGGTGAAAGGATATAAATAACTAAAAAAGAGCGAGTTAACCAAAACCCGAGCCGTTACAAAGTTGCGTTACATCTCAGTTACAAAGTTTTTGAAGTTTGTAACGAACTGTTTTTGTAACAGCGCCCCACCTTCTCATATAGGTTATGTTACAACTTTGTTTTGGCTCACTTTTTTGTATCGAAAAAATGTATCAAAAGAATAGCACTGATTATCAGTAAGTTACAAAGCCGTAGTTACACGATACAAAAATACAAACTTTTCGGACGAAATTACATCACATCAAATTTACTAAGAAATATTAGCTTTTTACCAATAATTATTAGTTATCTCAATTTTTATTTGTATCTTTGCCGAAAAATGGCATATGAATAGAGTAGTTTACATCAAGGTGCCTGCTCATATCAGGCAATGGGCATACCATAGTTATGGAAATCCAATTATTTTCCCTATCATCGGCAACGAGGTTGCCGTCATACGTCGGTTCACAAGTAAACCGCCTCAGGCTAAACTGTCGCCTGTAGAACAGGAGAGCCAGGAAGAGATGGAGAAGGCGGATGCCGCCTCACTGCACCAGAGCGTGACGAATACCTTCAAAGATGAGGAGTACGAACAGAGCCGATGGCTCATTCACCCTAATGAGTATATCGCCATCTCGCTACCGGAATCCAAGGCGAAGCCAATACGTGAGTACAACTACCTGGGCCCACGTGCCAGAAGAGCCGTGAAGGAGATGATCACCGACCTTTTCAAGATGGATCTCTGGGCATCCCTGAAGGACATCGCTGACCGCTCATGCAAGCTTTCATCACTCATTTCAGCCTGGTGCGAGCAGCATGGCATTGGCATTGATTATGAGGATACAGTGCGCCAATGCTTCTACAGAATGCGCGATCAGCACGCAAAAAAGGGCGTAAATTTAAACTCTACAACAAGATTTAATAAAGATTAATACATTTTTTTCCGTTTCGGCGAACAACTCCGAACAGAATAGAAATATTCGAAATAACCAAACAACTTAGAAATATGGCATACATCAAAAACATCATCAAGATTGAGATGACAGAGGCAGAAAACCTCAAAAGTGTCGTCTTCCCTGTGGATCAGAGATGCATTGTACCGTCGGCTGCCAACTTCCGGTCAATTCAATGCAAAGTTCCGTCAAGTTGTGAGATTTCCGACAAAGTAGAGTCAAAAGTCCGCATTTTCACCTCCAAGCTCACCTTCAAGTCGTGCGAGCAGATAGATCCGAACTACCGACCTCTAGCCTTCAGAATCACCACGGCAGATGGCATCCGCTACCTTATGGGCTGCGACCGCCGACCATATCCGGTACTCACCCGTACAGAAAACCTGCCAAGTTCACATACGGAATCTTCCCTGATTACCTATACAGCGACTTGGACAGACGTCATCAGACCGCTCCAAATCATAGAATAAGTTTTTTTATTTCTTCTCCTTATTATATAACTTTGCGGCAATCAAATTCGCTAAGTTGTATGAAATATCAAATATCTATCACCGGTTATATAGGGTCGTGGACCAAGTTTATGGTCCGCGATATCCTTAATAACAACAAAGGCAAGCACGTCGATGTAGCCATCGATTCGCCGGGCGGTGCGGTTTCCGCAGGTCTCGCCATCTGTCAGATGTTCAAGGACCATGGCGATGTGACGGTTGACTTTCAGGCGGGCTTCTCTGCATCTGCCGCCACCATCTGTGCGATGGGCGCCAAGAAGATCCGAATGAACAAGTACAGTTTGCTCCTGGTTCATAAGTGTTCCACGGAGCAGTTTGTATGGAGCGCCCTCAATGAGGAAGAAATCGGTTCCCTCATCGAGCAGCTGCAGAAGCAGCAGGAAGACCAGCAGAAGATAGACAATATCATTGCCAATGTTTACTGCGATCGCTCGGGAAAGAAGCACGAGGATATCATCAAGGTGATGTCTGAAGCCAAATGGCATACCGTGGATGAGTGCATCGATCTCGGTTTAGTGGATGAGTCGATGGATGGCAAGCCGGCTGAAATCACGGAGTCAACACAGAACTTCATCAAGTACAACAATCTTCCAGCACTGCCAGAGGTCATCAATTCCTGGTATGAGAAGAAGCCGGGCTTCCTGGAACGAATCTTCGGAAAGGAAAACTCACACAAAAATGTTTTAGATATGATTAAGAAATGGACTCACATCAACAATGTTCTCAACGTAGAGGGCATTGAGGCAGAGGAATCAGCCAAGGACTGCACCATCTCCCAGGAGCAGATGCAGAAGCTGGAGGATAAGATTGCTGCCGACTTCAGCTCGATCAAGACCAAGGACGAGGAACTCGATAAGGTCAAGAACGAGAATAAGGAACTGGAGGATAAGGTCAAGAACCTGGAGAAGGATAAGAAAGACCTTGAAGAGAAAGTAAAGGATCTGGAGAAAGAACCGGGTGGCGAAACCCACACTGCCGTAGATGACAACAAGGCTCAGGACTTCTGCTCAGATCAAGTATCGGACGTTTTAATTGATTTTGCATAATATGGCAGAGAATGATAAATTTGTTGCACCTGTTGACGTACAGGAACAGCTGCAAAAGACGGCAAAGATCTACCGTAATAAGTTAATCACCATGCCTACCAGAGGTCTGAAGAAGTCACTCAGCTACATGACTCTTCGCCCAGGCATCCGTGTATCAGAGACCGTAGGCGAACTTACAGGCGGTGCTGAGTTCGGTCCATACGATGAGAACCGCGTAGCTGACGGCAATGTCAAGATTACACCTCGTATCCTGGAGGTGTTCTTTGGCAATGTCGATATCAAGTTCTCACCTAACTCAGTTTATTCCACAATCTGGGGCGCCAACGTCACTAATGGCGATGCCCTGAAGAATGTGCCTATCACGCTGCAGGTTCTTCAGCTCCTCGCCCTGAAGCTCGGCAAGAACCTCGACAAGGTTCTGTTCAAGGCAGTACGCAACCCTACAGGAACAGGTTCGGTTGACCTCTTCAATGGTTTTGATACCATTGCCAAGACCGAACTGGATGCCGGCAAGCTTTCAGCCGGTCTCGGAAACCTTATCAAGATTGCAGATATTCTGGGCGACAACAAGACCATCAACGACGACAACGCCGTAGATTTCGCACAGGGCATCTGTGAATTCGCTGATGAAGAGCTGATGGCAGAGGATAAGGTTTACCTTTACGTTCCTCAGTCATTCGTCAACCTCTACAACCGTGCCTTCCTCAAGAAGTTTGGTGCTGCTCCTTACAACAAGGATTACAACCACCTCACCGTAGAAGGCTTCGGCAACGTAGAGTTCGCTGTCCTTTCCAACAAGAAGGATGCTCCTTTCTTTGAGCTTACTACCAAGAGCAACATGCTGGTGGGCGTCAACGAGATCAACAACAACGATGCTGAGCAGATTAAGGTCGAGAAGTATCACCCATGGAAACTCGACTTTATTGCTACCAAGTTCTTCGGTACCCAGTTTGAGAGCATCAACAAGGAGCGCGCCCTGTTCATCACCGATGATGGTACCAAGCCACTCATCCAGAAGGCAGCCACATCATCTGCCAGCCAGACTGGCGGCAAACAGAGTGGCAAGGACGCTACCGCTGACGGAAACGTCTAATGTTTCACCTTATATAATATAGGAGATTAAAAAAATGGCATGTACTAACAAAGATTTATATAAATCAGTGCGCAAATGTCCGGGTACGATTATTCGTCCCGGCATTAAGCCGAAGTTCCTGGCCATCCCGCTTTCGCAGATTCTTGCATGGCCAAAGCTTCCAGATCCTGGCGATACCACCAAGGGACTGGAGGAACTCGCCACCTATAAGGGTGACTTCACTCTTGCCGCTGATGCCAAGTGGCACGCAGTTGACCTCGTAGCACTCAAGTCTTCCATCACAACGGAGACTCAGGGCGAAGCTCCATCAGCTACCTTCCTCAACAAGGCAGAGTATATCATCGGCGGCACTGATGCCGATATTACCGGTTTCGGCCGTATGGCGATCAATGACGAACTGGTCTATGCCCAGCAGGATCCTAATGGCCGCTTCCGCATTCTCGGTAACGAGATGTTCCCGGTGAAGACCACATTTGCCCAGAACAGCGGCGCCGGAGCTACCGACTCAAAGACCTCAACTCTCGGCGTAGAGGCCACCGATTTCTGCCCTGCTCCATACTATGATGGCAAGCTTGAGACAGATGAAGGTGATATCAAGGGCAGCGATGGCTCTGCTTGGGAAGCAACCGGTCACGCGTAAGATTTGCCCAAATTTACATAACTACACATACTGATTTGCTTAGGTGGCTCTCGCTTCGTGCCTGAGCCGCCTTTGTTTGTTTTCACCTTATTATATAATTGAATATGGATCATCAATTTACCAGACAGATGCAGGAGTGGCTCAACTCCAAGCACGAATCGGATGCTGAAATCATCAAGGGAGCAGATATGCTCTTCCGTCTCAACCGAAACCGGTTCTATCATGTCCGAGCAACCCGACAGCCACAGGCATACCGCACCAACATAGAGTATGAACTGAATAAGTTCCTCAAGATCCGTCTCGACAACATGACCATCGAGGAGGTCAGGAAGATGAACGATATCGTAATTCCTGAAGCCCAGGCTATCATTGCTGAAGGAGAAGCGGAGAAAATCGGAGAAAATCAGGGAAAATCGGAGAAAAACGGCGATTCCATCGAGGAAAATGCCTCTACCGATGATACAGAACTCCCGTCCTCGGATAGCGATGGAGTGGCTGTTGTCCGTAAGGGCAAGCGCAAGGATCACGATTTCCTGCCCAAGGAAGTAGCCGACCTCTGGGATATCAACGCCAAGCGATACAAGGAAATCAAATCTACCTTCGAGACGCTCAAGGCGATGGAAGACAAGGAACCGTGCGACCGATACGAGCATCTGAAGATTCTTTCGGACCTCGACAAGAAGTATCGTGCCGATATGCTCACCTACGACTCATACCAGGTGACACGTGCCGACCGTGACCGGGTAGCTAAAGCCAGACTCGCCGAAAATGCCAGCCAGGGTTAAAGTTGCCGATATACTCAAGCCCATCGATGAGGTGAAGACACAGGCATACTTCGGACGGCACCTGCACACACTCGGACTCATCAAGTGGATCCTTTCACAGATTGGTCCTGCTGATGTGTGGGTGTCTTCCTACTCCACCTCCGAGGAGTTCCTCAGAGGTTTCCGCCTGATGCGGGATTCGGGCAGCATCTCGTCGGCAAAGATGCTGCTGGATGTGAAGGCAAGCAAGAAGACCGTACACCTGTGGCGGCTTATGTCGGCATGCTTCGATGATGTCTATCTGGGCGAGAACCATTCCAAGGTGACGCTTTTCCGGAATGATCAGCATGTTGTTTCGGTCGTCACGTCCCAAAACCAGACATACGGCAGCCGTGACGAGAGTACCATCATCACCACGGAACCACAGGTCTTTGCCGACCTGTTCAATGGATATACCAGTCATTGTGACAATCAAAGCTTAAGAATCAATGGAAATTACTCAGGAGTTACTCAACAAAGTGCAAGAGCTGGCAGAGAACCTGACTCCGATCTCGGAGATGTCCGTCCTTTTGGATATTAAGGAGGATGTTCTGCGTGAAGAGATTCTCGACCCTGCATCAGAGCTCCGGCGCGTCTATTATCTGGGCATGGCAAAAGTCAGGCAGCAGATTCGCAGGAATGAGCTGGAGCTGGCTGCAGCCGGCTCACCTCAAGCCGTACAGCGCACACATGAATATCTGAATAAAATGATAGAGGAGATCAAGATATGAGAGAACCAGCCAACATCGATGCCATCATCGACCTGATGGACCGCACACCCGAAGAGATGGATGCACAGAATGTTCCCGCACCCGTGCGTGACCGCATTCTGCGCATCCGAGCGCTTTATGCCTGGTGGCTCATCAATCCACGCAAGACAGACCAGGAACTTGTCTTCAAGGATATGCAGGACTACAAGGTGCAGCGCATGATGGCTTATAATGACCTGCACCTCATCAAGCTCATACTGGGCAACCTGCAGAAGGTTTCCAAGGACTTTGCCCGGTACCGCTTCGACCAGATGATTCAGCGCACCTATGAGAAGGCAGACAATATGGGCGATGCCAGAGCCATGGCTGCAGCAGCTGCCGCATACGGCAAATACCACCTGCTCGACAAGGAAGACCCTGTGGATAACGGCTACGACATGATCCAGCCTCAGGTATTCATACCTACTACCGACCCTCGCCATCTCGGACTGAAGCGCATACCGAACGTGATGGGTACCATCAAGAAGCTCATCAGGAAATACACCGACAACTCCATGGATCTCATCAGGATCGAGAGCGAGGATTATGACGAGCAGCTCCTGGAATATACACCAACAGAAGAAGTCAAGGAAGAGGAGAATTCATTATGATAGAGCAATATTTCAATCCGGCACAGCAGGAAGTAAACCTCATCAATGCCCGCGACTCTGTGGTCGTGGGCGGTCGTGGTATCGGAAAGAGTATCCTGCATGCCACCTTCAACCTGCGCAACATGCAGCGTATGCCCGGAAGCGACGGAGGTTTCGTATCAGCCAACACCAAGCGATGTCTCACCAATACGCTTCCTTCCATGCTCCAGCACTGGGAGCGATGGGGATTCCACCGGGGCAAGCATTATCTCATCGGCGTGAAACCGCCCAAGAAGCTAGGATGGCCGGAACCGGTAATCCCGCCTTCCAACTGGGAGAACACCATCTCTTTCTATAACGGGTCTATCGGTACCATCATCTCGCAGGACCGCAAGGGAACCTCCAACTCCCTCTCGCTCGATTACCTGGATATCGACGAGGCGAAGTTCATCAACTTCGAGCAGCTGAAGGATGAAACCTTCCCTGCCAACCGTGGTAACGTGAATCTTTTCGGGCGCCACTACTACCATCACGGCATGCTCATCACCTCGGATATGCCCGTAACCAAGAAGGGTTCCTGGTTCCTCAACTACAAGAAGGACTGCGACCAGCAGCTCATCGACGCCATCTCTTCGCTCGTGGTGGAGGAATATGATATCCGCAACCGCATCAAGACCTCAGGGCACATCAGCCTCTATGCCAAGCGCAGACTCAAGGAGATCGGGCTGCACCTGGCACAGCTGCGCTCCAAGGCTCTCTTCTATAAAGAGTATTCCTCGGTATATAACATCGAGGTGCTGGGTATGGATTTCATCAAGCAGATGAAGCGAGATCTGCCAGCCCTCACCTTCCAGACCTCCATCATGTGCAAGCGCCCTTCCATCTCGCTCGACGGTTTCTACTCCAATCTCCGGGATGTGAACCTATATACGGCGCCTAACCTCGCCTATCTGGACGGGCTGGAGTATGATATCGACAAGCTTCAGCATGTGGATTCACGCATGGATGATGACGTGGATCCCGACCGTCCGCTGTGCATCGCCTTCGATGCCAACGCCCTGATCAACTGGATAGCCGTAGGACAGGACAACCTGCGGGGTGAAGCCCGCTGCCTGAAGAGCATCTTCGTGAAGTATGAGGAGAAGCTGCCAGCCCTGCTCGATAAGTTCATGCAGTATTACGAGTATCACCGCTGCAAGGAGGTGAACTTCTACTACGACTCCACGTTCGTGGGCAACAACTACGCCCTGATGAATGATGACTTCCACACCTTCATCACCAACTACCTCACAGACCATGGCTGGTATGTGAACGATGTGTATCTGGGCAACCCGATGGGACATCTCGAAAAGATGCTGCTCCTCAACCGTATGTTTGTGGGAAGAGCTGAGCACAGGATAATGATCAATAGCGAGAACAATGAAGACCTGCTCATCTCCATCCGTCTGGCAGGAGTGTATAACGGCAAGAAGGATAAGCGTGGAGAGAAGCTGGCTGAGACCGAAGAGGATAAGCTGGAGGCCCGCACCGATGGTTCTGATGCCTTCGATACGCTGATGATTGGTATAGAGAAGTTCCCGCAGTCTGATGGGTACATCGCTACTGGTTCTATGCTGTAACAGATAAGCTCTCATAAAAAATGTTCTAATGTAAATCTGGTGGTGGCATTCTTGCCCGACCGCCGTTGAGGGGAGTGCGCTGCGAAGCGTGCTCCCTTTTCTTTTCCTTTTACCTTCTTACAAATTCTTTAACGGTCGTTTACATATTCCGCCCGTCTCAAGGAGGCAGGAAGCGCCCTCGGGCGTAGGGCAGTGGGGGGTGCTATCGCCGACAAAGGGGAATTATTTTCCCTTTGAATCCCTAAAACCCCGATAAAATCGAGGTTTTCCAATCCGTGGGTGTGGAAAACCTGTCGCAAAACGACACATTCGGCATCTTCAACCTCGGGGTCGAAGCATGCCAAATGCTGCGATTTCATCGCTCCAAGGTATGTTTTTCCTCCTAAAGTCTGAAAAACATGGTGTTTTTGATGACGCAAATTTTCCATCTTTCATTTCATACGCTATGGTTAAAATTTGCGAATTTTCAAGCGGTAGTGACCGTGATGGCGCTCAAACGTCGCTAAGGCTTAACCACCAAGGTAAGGCAGAGCCTTTTCTTTGCCCGCTTTTCCTGTCCGAGAGCTTTTCCCTTTATCGGTTATCCATCGGTCATTATCTCTTTTTCGGGTGCAAAGGTACGGCGGACGGCATGCACCAAGTACCGATAAATCTATTTTCCAAAAACTTTTCGGCAGCCTTCCGCAATCAGAGATGACGGTTTTCCATAAACTTTTTGCAAAATTCCTTGGCTTTCATACCTCTTCTCCGATCGTCTGCATCGCACCGTAAAAAGCGACAAAAACGACCGACGGACAGAATAAAAAAAACTCTCAGACGGGCAGGCAAAGACGAGTTCAAATAAAAAAGCTCCTTCCTCCCTCTGGCTAGAATAAAAATTTTAAGCGTATGAAAACTTTCAATTATTACGAGTACAGCTCCAAGCGTTTCGACCGCTCAGCACAAGCAGAGCAAGTGAGAAACTTCATCTTTGCCTTCAAGGATGGAAAGCAGTGGGCGACAGACGCAGCTGCCGATATGGTGGTCAGCTCTTTCGTCAACACCTATGGCGACAAAGCCAGCGACTTCGTGATGGTTTGCGCTCCAGCAGCCAACTCAAAGAAGTACACCAAGCGCTTTTCTCGCTTCGCCCAAAAGGTGAGCCAAGGCGCAAAGGTACAGAACGGAAACGAGCACATTTCCATCTATGGAGAGCGCACAGCCAAGCACTTCAGCACAGACAGAGTGTGTGAGAGCTTCGACTACAGAGTGGCACTCGATAGAGAGTACTTCAGCGGAAAGAAAGTCATCATCTTCGACGACGTGGTGACGAGCGGAGCGACCGCCCGAGAGTTCGCCAACGAGCTAGCCGAATGTGGCGCACAAGTGATGGGAGCGATGTTCCTAGCGAGAACAAAGAGAATGTATAACTAACAAATAACAAAAGATATGAGACAAAATTATAACAATCTTTGTATGGAGGAGAGACCGCAGTACAGAGCCTATAACCAAGGTTTCGACACCCTTACCAACGTTGACTTGATTTCTTTGGTAATCAACAGAGGGGCAGGTACCAAGGACAGCCAAGAGCAGGCACGACAGATTTATAACATCATGGGCAACTCGCTTCGCAACATCGGCAAGGCGAGAATAGAAGACCTGGAAGTGGTACCAGGAATTGGAGACTGCAAGGCGATAGCCCTACAGGCAGCCATCGAGCTAGGCAGACGCTACCAAATGGAAAAGGTAGCGAGAAACACCGACCTAGGCAGCAGCCTGGCACTCTACAACTATCTTCGCCCAATGATAGGCTGCAATGAGACAGAGGGCTTTTGGGTAGTGCTGATGAACCAAAACTTTAGGCTGATAAAGTGCACCAAGCTCAGCGAGGGAGGCATCACCGAGACAGCGGTGGACGTTCGACTGATAATGAAAGAAGCCGTGCTCAACAATGCAACCATCATCGCCGTGGCACACAACCACCCATCGAACAGCACGCAGCCGAGCAAGGCGGACGATATGCTCACGCAGAAGATAGCCAAGGCGTGCGAGGTGATGAGACTTTTCTTGATGGACCATATCATCTTGGCTGAGGATGGCTTCTACAGCTACCACGACAAAGGAAAGCTATAATATATATATAATAAGGTAAGGGGAAGGCTAAAACCTTCCCCCCTCATTTTCCAAAAATTTTCGCCTGCGGCGAAAGCGTCTGGCAAGAGCCAAAAAGCGGTCGAGCATTCTTTATATACCATTTTCCAATCTTTATTGCAATTTTTGTTGTTAAATTTATCATTAAATTTGCGATTTACAAAAAATAGCCGTATCTTTGCACCGTGTTAATATAAACAGGATGTGAATTATGAGCAATACAACGACTATATATACAACATACCAAACTGATGGCAGCCCTGTTGTGGCTATACAAGACAAAGGTACTGGCAAGGTTGCATTCGCTGGTGTTACCAATAAGGCTAACTTTTTCAACATTAGTACTGCCGACAGACTCAAGGAGTTGATGACTCGTGCCGTTAACAACCGCACACGTGAGCGCAACTACTTCAAACTATATTGCGAAATGCTTGACGGCAATATTACCGAAGAAGAGTTTGATAAAGAGATTGAAGAGCATGAGGATAAGTACATCATCAAACAAGATAAAGATGCTTCCATTGAAGACATTGAGGTGGCTCTTGAGGTCAGCCCATCGCTCATGAGCATCACCTCGCCTGATGATATGGCTGAGGTATTCTCTTTCAGTGAAAAATCAATGCAAAAAAGTATCCAATAATGGCTATATATATCAAAGAAGGTGAAATCATAGAGGGCAAAAAAGCTGATGTCATTGCCAGAAGGGCTGAGTGGAAGGGACTCAAAGAGGAACCTATCACGGGCAAAAAGATGACATTATACGAACTAGACCGAAATAGTTCCGTAGAAATCACCGAAGCTCTTGAGCTCAACGAAGAGGACAAGAAAATACGAGAAGATCTCAACGTCCATGGCAATGTGGGTGACAAGATACAAGGCGATGCCATCAGGCTTTGGGTTGACTCCAAAAGAAATTCTCTGAAGTTCAATACCAAGGAAGGCATCTCTGGCAGACATGGAGCCAACCTAGTGAGCACAAACAAGCGCACGGTGAGCAAACTCAAATATTCATTCGACAATTATAAAAAACTTTTCAAACACTCGGCTATCGAGTCTAACATTAAAGGACATATAAAATGAACATAGATATTCTTGCATTGTGTGACTTTGCACAAGATAATGACGGCAAACTTACCATCGTGGGCACTTTTGACCACTATGTGGTAAGAAAAGCACCGCTGCCTAAGAACAACCTCTTCATGGTAGCGAGAGTTAAGATGAACAGCGAGGAAAGCAAACTTCAGCAAGAGTTCTCGGCAGAGGTTACAGAGATGAGCACTGGCAAGATGATTCTTGGCCAGCCCATCAATTCCAAGATTGAGCCACACCCTTCAGATGAGTTTCTCTTCAGCAACTTCATCTTTGAGTTCTCCGACCTCCAGTTCCCTGCAGAGGGCAACTATCAGTTCTCTTTCAAAATTGGCAATGTGGAGAATTCAATCCCTTTAAAAGTTTATTTTCAAAAATAACTGTCAGCCTCGGGTGCGTGAGCATCCGGGGCTTTTTCATTCCGTTTCATTACTTTTTCGTTCATCAACCCCTTGTTTTATGCTCTAAAACATAAAAAAGTCATTTATTTCAAAATTTCTCGCTTTTTTTTTGGCGGTTCCAAATATTCTTCGTACCTTTGCCAACGGTTACAAGATGATAGTAGTCTATCCGGTAGGGCGACCGTTTCGCCTATGGCTTCTAGCCGCAGGCTTTTTTTATGCCTAGGAAAATCTTTTTTTCTAACTGGGGAAATAATTTTTTCCAACTGGGAAAATAGATATGCCCAATACATGGCGGCTGCATGAACCGTAAGATTTGATTTGTCCTCTCGGATAAGCCATCATCTTGTAACCAACGGGGAATGCAGCCGCCACCCTTTTGTACAATCGGCTGTTAATGGTTACAAGATGATGCAATATGCAGAATTCTATTTTATTAAGTGATGCGCAGGTGAGACCTGCAGGCATCAGCGTTGAGGAGGGTATCAATACCCTCAAGTGTGAAATCAAGAAGCTCGCCAAGACCAAGAGCGAGACCTTCTCCTGCCTTTGCGAGGAGACCGTGACCTATGGAGAGGTTGTGCTCACCATGGTTGGTTTCGCAGCTGTGATGGCGATGGTCATGATTGGTGGTTTCATTTTCGGTGGGGAGGTAGCATGATGGTGAGCAGAATGACTACAGAGCTGTTTCATGCTCAGCTGGAGGAGAATATCGTGAGAGCTGCTGACGAGCGCAAGCGCCATCAGGCAGAGTTGCAGGCTATAAGCCGGAATTACGAGAGCTCGTTGGACAGTATTGAACGCATGGAGGATGAAGCAGGGGAAAGCTACCGCTGTGCCCGTAATGCTTTCGAGAAGGCCAAAAATGAATATCAGGAAGAACTCCGTAATTGTAGAAAGCTTCGCAATGAGGCAGGATTTCGCAGAGACAAGGCGAAGGTCGAGGAGACTAATCTTTGGACACTCAACAACAATACCATCCAGAGCGACCGCCATAATATCTTTGAGAGATACCGAGAAGCGGGGGGGTACTTTCGGGAGCAGAAGCGGAACTCCTGCACCCAGGCTGGTCCAAAGACAAGAAAGGAGGAGTGAGCGATGAAGAAAAGTAGAAACCGCAGAAGACGCACGGCAAAGCTGACTACCAAGGACATCAGCAAGTGCAAGTACTTCATGAATATTGGCAAAAAAATGAAAGCCCATAAGGTGGAACTCAAATTTCTGAGAAACAACAAGACTATTGGTTCTGTTGCATTCATCGAGGATGCTCCACATAAGCAGACTGTTATCCGATGGCATGATCATCACTACTATTCTCTTCGATATGGAGCTAAAGAGGCTAAGCCACTCAATATGACTTTGGCCAAGTGGAAAACCATAAACAACGATTAGACATGAACGAAAATAATTCAACCAACCTGCACATGACAGCAGACGTCTGGAATGCGCTAGTAGATATGATGAACGTTGACCAACTGGACAACTTCATCGAGACTCTTGAGTTTGCTCAAGACAAGTTTATCTCAAACGAGGTAATAACCAATGCCGTGGATGATTTCGGCGGTGCCGGACAGGTTCTCCTGATGCTCAATGCATTCAAGCGCATGGAGAACCTCTTCAAGACCATCAACCAGGCACTGAAGGCGAAAGGAGGTGTGGCATAATGGGAGAACGCAAACGTATCGTGGGATTCTCGCCTAATGGCAACTCCCCGGAGCCATCCGTAGAGGAGAAGGAGACCAAGCCGGACTATACCCGCATGGCTCTGGACCAGTATCTGGCAGACTACAAGCCGTACAATCCGGAAGAAGATGATGTACATTGTGACTACAAGACCTCGAAGGAGATACAGAACGACCTCAGGGATATGGTTATCGCTCCCGTCTCCACCATCACCGAATATATGGTGGAGCGAGGTTTCAAGATGGTTAAGATAGAAGGCGGAACGCTCGCCTGGCATCTGCAGTACGACCATCCCTTCTAGAAAAAATCAAGCTTTTGCATTAATAATTAAATACTGGTAAGGCTAAGCGTAGCCTATACTCCATTAGTTTTTTAAATTAATACGCAGTACCCGGTCACCGTGAGGTGGCTGGGTATTTTTATATTCACCCTCCCTATCCTATCTTTGCACAAGTTTAATGAAACAAAGATATGATTACAGTTATCCATCAACCCAGCTCGCCGGTATTTACCAGCGCCCTCGACACCTTCCCGTTCAGGATAGGCGGCGAGAATGCCACCGTCACCATCACGTGCGACGGTGAAGAACTGCTCAGCGAGACCTACTACCCTGTATCGGGCAACATCACCATCTACGACCTCGGTACCCTCATAGCCGATGCAGCCAGAAGAACCGTGGCTGCCACCTGCAAGATCAGCATCACGGAACATACGGGAGACAAGAATGTAGATACCTGGAGCAAGGAGTTCAGCGTATATTATGCCACCGTTGACGTGAACATGAGCTGCCAGGCATTCCTGGATTCATTCTTCCTCACCCTGCTCGACGGCACCAAGCTTACACAGCTGGGCCATCGGGAATACCTGCATGCAGCAGGCGAGGAGAGTAGCACGCCGGAGGTGGTTGCCAGCTACTACAACAGGGAATCGGGCAGCATAAGCACCGCAACCATCGATGCATCAGCCACCCCTACCCATACCGTGAACGGCATCACCACCTTTGATGTTTCGCCCGACAGATACTACGATGAAGCCAAGGGCCGTCTCTTCGCCTATACCGTGACCGTGGGCAGGCGAGTGCAGGAGTACCAGATAGACCATACCCGGGCAGTGGCCGACCCGGTGCTGCTCTTTACCAACTCGTTCGGATGCCAGGAGATTTTCTACTGTCTGGGCAGAAAGAAGATAGCCCCTACCTTCGAGCGCAAGCAGGCGGTAATCTCCGGCAGGAAAATCAACTATGCCGTGAAGGAGACCCGCTCCTTCGAGGGCGACACCGGCATCATTCCGCCATCCATGGCACACTTTGCCGAAGACCTGCTCAGAAGCGATGAGATCTATCTTTTCCGGGATTATACCAAGGACAAGGAAATCACCTTCACCGACTCGAAGAGCGAACGGACCAACGAGGAAGACGACATGGCAGAGTTCACCTTTACGTATCAGTATGCCCAGAGAGTGCAGAACGTAATCTTCAGGGATGTGGAGAACACGGGAGGCAGAATCTTTGATGACTCATTCGATGATACGTTCAACTAGAAGTTTCACCCTTATAATTTTGTCGCAGATATGAAAGAAAAGACACCCAAAGCCATTCACATCAATGAACTGAGGCGTGCGCTGGATATTTCCCGCATCGACCGCACGCCCGTGGACCTGGACTGCTGGAAGGCAGCCGACGGCTCCATCATCCAGTACCGGGGCTGGCTGGTGAAGAGCAGTTCCTGGCAGCAGGGAACCCACAACCTCTACAATCCGGTGAATCACCAGATACGCAAGGTGAGGGATATCTTCATCTTCAGATACAATGACCATCCAATATACTTATAATAATTATGGCAAGCAACAACAACAGCAACAACATAGACATCACCTATGCCACCATGGGCGAGGTGATGGATTATCAGACATCATCGCCCACGAGCGGTTTCACGGAGTCATCCACCGTCTTCGATGATGATGGTACAACGCCTATCGTCAGCGTGGAAGTCGGGGGAAAGGAATATACCTATGTACCCTTCGGCTACGAGAACCAACTGCCCTACGAACTGATCAACAACATTGGCAGGAGCAGCGTGATGGCTCAGAACAAACTCTTCAACGTGCTCACCTGCTACGGCATGGGCTTCCAGTACAACGACATCGAGACCAAGCTTCCGAGCAAGGACCGGGAAGTGAACCTCTTCAGGATGCACAACTCGATGAGCCGCTTCTTCCTGGAACAGATTACCGACATGAAGTATTTCTTCTTCTGCGTATCTGCCATCGTGCTCAACAAGAAGGGCGACAAGATTGTGGCGGTAAGACACAAGGAGGCGTGCTACTGCCGGTTTACCAAGAGCGTGAACGGACGCTCGGAATATGTGCTCTATGCCAACTGGAGAAATGCCACCGTGCCAGCCAACATAGAGGTGCTGCCGCTGCTCGACGAGCTGGATCCGCTGGGCGACCTGCAGAAGCGCATGGGGCTGGACGGCCAGAACGGCAAGGTGAAGGCAAGACAGTCGGGGCAACCGGGATGCAAGGACAGGGTCTTCGCCATCGTTACCCGCTTCCCTACCCCGGGCTGCCAGTACTATCCCGTGCCCTACTACTCCGCCATCTTCAGGGACAAATGGTATGACATCTCCCGTCTCATCGCCATCGGCAAGATGGCGAAGCTGAAGAACCACGCCACCATCCCCTACCTGGTAGAGATACACAACGACTACTGGCGCGGCATCTTCAAGGAGGAGCACATCACGAGTACGGAGGAACAGAAGAAGCGCAAGCTTGCCGAAAAGGAGAAGATACGCGACTTCATCTCGGGCATAGAGAACAGCGGCAAGCTCTGGATAGCGGGCTACTATACCACGCCCGACGGCAAGGAGGTGAAGATGGTGCGCATCACCCGCATCGATACCTCGAAGGACGGAGGCGACTACAGTGATGATATCGCCGAGAGCAACAACATGCAGTGCTATGCCGACAACATCCACCCTAACCTGGTGGGCGCCACTCCCGGCAAGAGCCAGAGCAACAATTCGGGCTCCGACAAGCGCGAGCTCTTCACGCTGAAGCAGAGCATAGAGAAGGCATTCCACGACCTGATGGAGACGGTTCACTGGGTGATCATCTACTTCAACCACTGGGAGGAGAAGGTTTATCCGGACGTGCCGCTCATCATGCTCACCACGCTCGATGAGAATAAGGATGCCAAGAAAGTGTCTAACAATCCAAATTCAAAGACAGATGATTAATATTACCGCAGAACAGTTTGAGCAGCTCCTTCCATTCGTGGGGGCTGCCACGGAAGACGTCTTCACGAAGGCTCTGCCATCGATGGAGAACGTTTACTTCGACCTCGTGGCCACCGTCATCGGTTCCGACTTCGAGGATGCCGCCTGTGCAGAAGGCAGCGCCTTACTGGGCAATGTCCGCTCATACGTCATCCTGAAGGCATTCATCCTGCGTCTCCGTTCCAACGACCTCATCATGACCGACAACGGTTTCGGTATCGTTTCCAACGAAAACATATCGCCAGCATCCCAAGCCAGGGTGGATGCCCTGCTCAGGGAGCTGACCTACAAGCAGGACCTGCAGCTGCATGGCGTGCTGAACCGCCTGCGCACGGTGGAAGGCTGGAGCGAGACGGTGCAGGCGTGCAACAACATCGCCTCTTTCTTCTGGTCGCCATTGACGCTGAGGGCTTACTCGAGTGTACGGGGTTTCGTCACCTTCGACGACCTGGCAGCACACCGGAACGAGATAGGAATGGCAGAACTGGTGCTGCGCAAACAGTTCTCCGACTCGCTCATCGAGCAGCTGCTTGAGGAAGAGCGCAAGGCACAATATGAGCCATTCCATCGGCACGCCATCGTGAAAATGTGCCATTTCATCGGTGCTCACATTTCTACAAAAGAGACTCCTGCCGACCCTCGATACAAGGATCTTGCCTATGCAGCAGCAGCCAACTTCATAGAGGAGAACCTCGATAAATTCCCAAAATACAAGGATTCACCGGCCTACAAGGCCAATCACATGCAAGCGTATGAGAACAAAGCTGACGACCCGACCTTCTTCTTTGCAGGATGACGGAACACTGAACCTTCACGTTCCCCACTCCTGGAGTGAACTGACACAGGACCAGCTGCGCTATGTGCTCATCCTGCTCACCCAGGGATGGGAGGAGTGGCACGTAAGGACCTACCTTTTCGCCCGGTTTGCCGGAATCAGGGTGCTCAACGAGAAGAAGGACGGCTGGCTCTGCGAAACCAAGACGGAGAAGGGCGGAAAGGTGAGATTCTTCCTGGAGCTGTGGCAGGTGCAGAGCTTCTGCGAGGCATTCGACTTCGTGTTTGAAGATACCGGGGCTGAAAACAGGCTCGATTCCATCGGACTCTACAAGGCGGCAGACCTGGAGCTCTACGATTACCCGTTCGAGTATTACATCTGTGCGGACAACTACTTCCAGCAGTATCTGCAGTCGGACAAGACGAGCGATGAGCCGCTGAAGGAACTGGCACGATATCTCTATCTGGACAATGAGGGCAACCAGGCAGCGCACATCAAGTGCTCTACCTATGAGCTGATGGGTGTGTTCCTCTGGTTTATGTGGATAAAGCACAACTTTTCCACAAAGTTCCCCCATCTCTTCAAGCCTGCAGCTGAAGGAGGCGAAGGAGAAAATGACATGGAGGCATCGATGAATGCACAGATCCGGGCACTCACGGGCGGGGATATCACCAAGGAGGAGACTATCAGGAAAGCCAATGTGTGGCGGGCACTCACCGAACTGGATGCCAAGGCACGCGAGGCAGAGGAGTTAAACAAGAAACTGAATAAATCATGATCAAGACAGAAATCAATACCCCATCGGTACAGGTGGGCTTCGATGCATTCTCTTACTTCAGAGACCTGGCAAAGCGTAATAAGCTATGCTGCGAGCTGGGTTTCATTCCTACCACATGCTCTACACCACAGGCTTTCGAGGGAATGCTGGCCAATATGTCGAAGGGCAGGAACTTCATCGTCATAGATGACACCAACGACGGCAACGTGGCCATCAACGGCGACGGCAGTTTCCGCAAGGTTGTCACCTATACGGTGTGGATCCTGATGCGATACAAGTTCAACGACATGAACGACCGCCAGGAGAAGCTGAACACCTGCAGAAAGATCTTCCGGCAGTTTCTGAGCCGTATCATCATCGACAAGATGAAGTGGGAAAGCGACTTTACCTATCTGCTGAGCGACCAGGTGGACAACCGGGAGATAGGTGCATATTTCATCAACGGGCTCACTGGCGTGGAATTCCACATCGACGTGAGCGAGCCATTAGACCTGGTATATGACAATGAAGAATGGAACGAATAACATCAAGACTCCCGTATCTCAGGAAGACATCCATGCCTACGAGCGTGGATGGGCAGAAGAGATGGTGAAAATCTGGAAGGAGAAGATCATGCACTACCGCATCCGCCATACGGGTGCTCTCTTCAACAGCGTGCAGGCTACCTCGTATGGCGGATCATCAAGAATCATTGCCCACAAGTTCCTGCTCTACGGTCTGTACCAGGAGGCGGGAACGGGCAACGGTTATTACCATGGCAATCCTGGAGATCTCCCGTTCCTGGATCCGAAATACCGTGCGCAGCATCATCTGGGCGAACCCAGACAGAGGCGTCCATGGTTCAACCGGAAGTATTATGCATCCATCATGAAGCTGAACGATATGGAGGGCTATTTCTATGGCGAGGAATACCAGGGCCTGATGGCAGACCTCTTCAAGCAGATGTTCGGCAAGATATGATGTATTTTTATATTGGGAAATATCTTTGTATTTTTGCTCAAAAATAAAAACAATGGCAGAAAAATTCGATATCAACAACCTCAGAGAAGCTTTCGAAGCGATACGCGACGAGAGAATCAAGCATGCCAATACGGCTACACGTATTGGTAATGCTTTTCTGTCCTTGCTGGATTATGCTGCCAATGCAGACGAAGACAAGCTCTCTGCTATCCATGACGACACGGCACGTGGACTCATCACCTTCCTGAAAGGCATCAAGATAGGCAAGGACTTCTTATTCGACCGTTCGGGAAATATCCACGCCCACTCACTGGCATTGGAGAATAATTTCAGGTTTGATGCTGATGGTAACATCATCGCCCATTCCATAGCATCGGAAAATGCGAATACTGACGAGGAAAAAGGGTTCATTATTGTCAGAAAGGATGAGACGGGTAAATATAAACTCTGTATAGATGAACTGTTGGCGTGGGGACTCACTACAGTGAAGCAGCTTCACGTTAAAGGTGATTCCACCTTCGACGGCAATCTCTTCAGTAAACAGTTTATTTCTGATTTCTTGACGGGTAAGGGTTGGGGTATCTATAATAAACCTATCCTCAATGCGGCTGGAGTACAGGAGAATAAGTGGACGGGAGAATTTGATAACGTCATCGTACGTGGCTCATTACGTGTCTATGAAATGATTATCTCACAGCTGCTCGGAGAGAATGACAACCGAGTCTTCGCGGGCATGATGGAGGTGGATCACTATGACAAGGAATCGGGCAAAGTATATCTCGATACGCAGGACGGCAAGCTCTATAATCCATTCCGTCGGGATGACATCATTATGGTTCAGCAGTTCAATGGTATGCCCAATAGTAGTAACGACTACAATGTAACCAAGAACTACGAGCTGCTCGTTACGGATGCAGGATGCGGAAACCTGGAGGATGGCGACAAGAGATTGGACTGGGTGAAATTCGCCAACTTCACCTCTTCGATAGCGGGAGCAACTCCTGAAGCTCTCATCAGGAAGAAGGACACATTCGTTCGAGTGGATAACCTCAGCGACCCAGACCGCAAGGGTATCATGCAGATTATAACTGTAGGTACAGCTTCGCCTCACATGGATGTAGCCTATGGTTTGAAAACAGACCCAGAAGGAGCGTTGAAGGGCAGACTAGGTAACCTGGAAGGCATCGTGCATCCATGGTTCGGCAGACTGCATGGATTTGGTGAGTATCTGAATAACCTCTATGCAGTAGGCGACCTGATTCTGCGCAGGACTGGCGAAAGCGTGGATACCAAGTTCCAGGTTCTTGAGAATATGTTTTCAAGTCGATTTGCCAAGACCAGCTATGAGCTGACCAATGGCAAAAACTATCTTGAGAATGGGCAATTCCTGGAGCAGGTGACAGATGCAGATAACACCATCATTAATGGTTGGGAGATTGATGCAGACGAGGAGACTATGTTGTGGGTAGATGCCAATGGTATGCCATTTTTGGTAAACTCTACGCTTACAACCAGCGGTAACAAGAAGGTTACGCTGGAGCAGTGCGATGGCAGGCAGATGCTTCGCATACAGAACTGCGGTCTCAGACAGAAGAATGCCATCATTAAGCAGCCTGGTACTCACAAGGAATATGTGAAGGGCAGTGGTGAGAAGAATGATGCAGGATTGTCTCAGACTGAGGCATCAACGATAGATGTACAGGATAAACTCTACGTAAATGTACGCCTCTATGCCAAGACCGCCGGTCAGCTTACCTATGGCTTCGAGGGCTGCAAGGCTGTGGAAGGCAAGTTGAACGAGCTGGCAGTCAAGACTGAAAACATCGCCTATTCGGGCGAATGGCAGACGGTAAGGATGGAAGGTAAATGGAACGGCTCTGGTGATTTCATCATCAGATATTCTGGCGATTGCAACATCGCCCTAGTTACCATCACCGATGAGCCTCTCAGCGAGTTCAGCAAGACTGTGAGCACTCAGATTGTACAGACCGCAGAGAATATCAAGCTGCTGGGTGAGAATATCAATAAGGTGAATGGCAAGACTACTAAGCTGGGATTTGAACTTGATGCAGAAAAGGGCGAAATCAGGCAGTATGTAGATCAGACGGATAAGAAGAATCGCGAAGATACTTCTTCGCTGATAGTACAGACATCGAGCAGCATCACCTCATCGGTGGACAAGAAGCTGAAGGATCAGTATGATACCGTTACAAGCGAGTATTCTTCATCCATCAGTCAGACTGCGGAGGGTATCAGGCAGTGGGTAGGTAGTCAAGACTACGCCAACAACACTACAGTATCATCTAGCATCGAGCTGCTATCTGGCAGAATTACCAGTACTGTGGAAATGGTGGAAGCGAATGCTTCTAGCATTACTCAGATTCAGCAGGATATTGATTCCATCACACTGACAGTGGGCAAGGCTGCTACACAAGAGCAGCTGCAGGTAAACGTAGATACGCTCAATAAGAGTATCAGCAGTAATCTTGCATCTGCTAAAAGTTATGCAGATGGTGTTGGCAGCGGTATAAGAAGTGATTACTCCTCTACCATTACGACCGTTAAGCAAAATAGCAATGGATGGAGTGTAGCTGCCGGAGGATTCGATTCGAAAGGTAAGCTGAAATCATCTGCTGGAGCTGTATTGACTACAGAATTTGCCGGGCTTTTCTCTACGGCATTCACTAACAAAGGCGGTGTCGTAAAAAGTGAAATCAGTTCTTTCATTACGAAGGATGCAGCTGGAAACATGATTTCCAATGCCAAGATATCAGCTGACAACATAGTGCTGAGCAGCGGAGGTTCCGCTGTTGAGAAGGCGATTGCCAATGCTAAGAATGCAGGAGATACTGCGCAGAGAACGGCAAGCAATGCCGCTCAAGCAGCTAGTAATGCACAGAGTACCGCAAATACAGCAGTGAATAATGCGAAAGCTGCAAATGATGCGGCAGCTGCTGCGAAATCGTATGCCGCTACAGAAATCCAAGCAACGAATAAAAGTATTTCAGCATTAGCAGGTAAGGTTTCTTTTGATTCAAGTGGTAATATTACCAACATCAATAAAACTGGCCTTGTGCTTACAAGCACTTTCGCAGGCTTATTTACTAGTCAGGTAAGTGCAAAAGGACTTGTCAGCGAAGGACAGATGAATGTAGCCATCAGCAATGGAATCTCAGCAGCAACAATCCAAGCCGACAAGATAAATCTTACCGGTCATTGCATGAACTTCTCGGGCGGTCAGATTACCATCACAACTCCGAACTTCAAGCTTGACTCAACTGGTAGCATTTGGTGTCAGAATGGAACATTCAGCGGTACGGTTACAGGAGTACATGGAAGCTTTAAAACACTTGATTGTGTTGACAGTAACGGAAATGTAGTTGGTAATATACAGTTTGGCTCGGATGGCAGAATGTGGTTCTCGGGAGACATGCATCATCAAGGATATGATAGTGCCAAAAAACGTGGTTATCGCTTTTATGCGGCAGATATATGGTGCAGAGGCATGTTCGGACATCGACAAAAGACAATGGCATGGGTTTTCGGCACACACATGAGAATATACACCAAGGATGCTGACAATACAGAGGATACTGGGGTCTATATTGCACTCGAAAGTGGTATGGTATCAGGAAGGAGATACTATAAAATACCTCTGTATGGTTTTGCTAGTCATGGAGACGCTTCAGGTATGGCGATTGATATGGTTGTCATTAATTGCAGTTCTGATTTCTATTACGTATTCGAGGGAATGGGTAACGGCAAGGAATGGCGAGTCATTAATGGTAATGATAGACAGACAATTCATTTTGCAGACATCGGTGGTTGGCATGAGTTGAATGGTGGCGAAAGCCTGTCGTGCGCTTACGTAAATCCGAAATTCCTGAATCCGAAGCCAACCAGCCTTGGTGCAGGAGTCTTCTGGAGTGGTGAATATGATTTGAACTGGTCTTGATTTTAATAACTTATATAATATTTATAATATGAAAACAGCAAAGCAGACGGTGACAACCGAATTTGAGCCGATTGAGCTCAACGAGAGTGTGAAAGTGAGTTTCGAGCGTAATGTCGCTGGAGATAAAACTATAATAAGAGGATATATCATCAGCAGTGAGAATGGTGAGTATCTTGGTAATATTAATGTAGAGAACGGCAATCTTGCGATCTCTATCAAAAGGGATATGGTTGATAAGGAGACGAGTGCGAAGATCCTTACCTCAATTCCTGAATGGATTGAGAGCATAGAAAGCGCAGAATAAGGAGGTGCCTATGAGTGATGCAAGTATTAACAGCAATCTTGAAGAGGCTTTCAAGAACTCAGACTGGTCAACAATCTGTGCTGCCTTGATGCCGCGCTTCAACGATTACCTAGCCAGACGTTCGAAGAATGTCTTCGAGTGTGAGCAGGTGAACTCCCTCGAGCACGTATTCACCGTACCAGCCCTCTACGATGACCTGGCAGGCACTCGAAAGCAGGTCATCGTTCCGATGAAGGTGTTCACCCGTGATATTGACGCAGAGCTTGAGAAAGCCAAAAAGGTGACTGAAGCTGCAAATACTGCAACAGAAAAGGCCAACACGGCTGCAGCAAATGCAGACAAGGCTAGGGAGGGGCTGGAGACTAAGAAGCAGGAGGTGGATAATGCCGTAGCTGAGAGTAAGACTGCAACCGAAGCAGCCAAGAAGGCTACTTCGGATACTTTGGCTAGCAAGACTGCAATCGAGAAAAATGAAAGTGGCAGACAGACAGCAGAGCAAACTAGGCAGGCACAGGAAGCCGCTAGACAAAAGTCTGAAACCTTACGTAGTTCTAATGAAACTTCACGGCAGACTCAGGAAGCCTCCAGAGTAAGCCAGGAGAAGAACAGACAATCAGCAGAAACTACACGAGGCGTCAACGAGACGACTCGGCAGAGTCAGGAATCAGCACGACAGAAGCAAGAAACTGCAAGAGCGGAAGCTGAGAATAAACGTCTAGCCGCAGAAAGCGGAAGGGTACTGGCTGAAAACAGCAGAGTATCTGCTGAAAACAAGCGTCAGTCTGATACCAATACTGCCATCATCAATTCTATGTTGCAGACAGACCTCGCTAAGGAAATGAACGATCATCCGCCCAAAATGGGAAGCAATGGCAACTGGTGGCAATGGGACCTCTCCAAGCATGAATATGTTGATACGGGTGTCATTGCCCGAGGCGGTGCTATGTATCCGTCATTCCGCCAGCATCGCAACAAGCTTCTTATGATAGATTACGGAAGCAATGTCGCAGAGCATGTTGTCAAGCGCAGAAACAAGTTAGTCATTAAAGTTTAATAAATATGGCAGATAATACAAATATCATTGTTGTTGGCAATGTCGCCTTCACCGATCAAGGTACCTGGAAGTCGGACTACTCATATGAAGAGGATGGACAGACTGTTAGGGGCTACGATGAAGGGGATATAGTTCATACATCTACAGGAGTCTATGCGTCACTGGAGGATGGTAACACAACAACTCCTTCAGACACAAACGACAAGTGGCGGTTGTGGCTTGACAAGACACCAACCGTCAAGGCACAGAGTGCAGCCGACGACGCCAACAAGGCAGCAAATCTCGCACAGAGTGCAGCAAATGCTGCCCAAGAGCAGGCTACTGCTGCAGCAGCACAGGCAGCACAGGCTGAGACAAAGGCTACAGAGGCAGATGCTGCCGCCAAGCGAGCCGATGCAAAGATTTCACAAATGGATGGATTGGCAGGGCAAATAGCCTCAGGTTTCATTGCGCCGTCGCGCATGTTTCTAGACTATCTCCCGGAAATCAGCCTACGCAATAAAGTGGCGCAGCGCATCGATGCCAATCTCATACCGAACTACCTACCTCAGAGCGTGCTCTATCAGCGTATAGATGGTGATTCGCTGCAGGTTGATCCGAGCGGTAACCTCACCGTCAAAGGCGAGGGAACTACTAAGTTCTGGGTTATCCCTACCGCCAATACACCTCTTTGGAAGGAGGTGAGCATCACAGTCCGCCAGCCACGCCTTCGCCTGTCTGCATCAGGCAATCTGCGCAAGGTGGGAGCTTCATTACGCATTGTTTAATCGATTAAATATATTATTTTATGGCTTTAACATCAGAAGAAGAGACAAAGGTCAAGGCAATCATCGCTGCTTTCGATGGGGCTAAGCAGGTATCAGACCTCCCTGCTGCAGATATGACCGCAACAGACAAGCAAATAGAGGTCTATGACAAGAAATCGGGTACTGCGCAGCAGATGTCGCTCAAAGACGCTGTAGATATGGGTCAGAATCTCTGGTGCGGGCGTGTCTGGAATATAGACAACGCAACCCCTCAGGCAGCAACCTATGTGGGATCGCTTGAGCTCTTGAGAGAGCTTCCTATCCAGCTTGGTCTCGGTTGCTACTTGGTCAAGAATGACCATAGCCGCCGAAAACTCGACTCCAAAGATCATCACAAATATGCCACAGGAGAGGCTGCAAAGTTAGACGGATCAGAGGGACATTATCAGTGGGGATGGAACCGCAAATTCTATCTGGCATTCAAGACAGTAGGCCGTCTATTCTATATGATGGTGGGACTCACTCCTATCAAAGGCGAATACAACTACACAATCCCTATCGGCTCACGTTCTGCCTCTGGCCATGCCACTTTAGAGCGCAGCACAGGTCGCCTGGTCAGCTTTCTCAACACGGGAGCAGACTACCGTGGAGGCAACAATGATGCTAAGCTCGATGAGACAAACCGTTCCTTACTAGGTAAACCTGCCAGCAATCAGAATACTGAGTATTGGCGTGCTGCAGCCCGTAAAAACGGCACAGGCTGGCTCTGCTCTTCCATGCGTCACTTTGCCGTAACGGCTGCACTCTTCGGTGTTATCTTCGGTACCCACCAGGTTCAGGCTGCCGTCAATACAACAAAAGATGCCAATGGACTCTATCAAGGAGGACTAGGTCCTGGCGTAACCCAGAAAGACTATAATTCGTGGTCAACATACAATGGTGTCCGTCCATTTATCCCTATGGATGCAGGTGTTGAACTAGGTGATAGCTGTGGAGAGACAACCGTCAATATACTCAACGATGACGGCTCTACCTGGTATGCGGCCAAGGTCAACTCCTTCTTCGGTCTTAAAAACTCTTACGGTCATCTCTGGTATCATATGGATGATGAGTTCGTAAGGGTCAACGAAGATACGACAGTCACCCACCTTGTAGCACCTTCCATCTATGGGTCATGGACAATCGGTAACGCCACAGGAATGAATGCATACAGCACATCCATCAAAAAAGGCGAAGGCTGGATAACCAGACTGTCTATGGATAATCTGGAGAATTTCCCTACCGCCATCGGCGGTAGTCAGACCACATACTGGTGTGCATATTATTGGAATACGTCCGGCGCAACAAGCGGTTTCCGTCTCTGCCTTCGTGGTGGTACTGTTAACAATGGTGGTCAATGCGGTC